TCCCGTTGTGCTTCTCAAAGTCCCGAAGGAGCGCAAACAGCGCCTCGTGCAGCGCGTTCGTCGCCCGCTCAAGCAGCATCAGCTTGGCCTGGATGCGGTTAACCGCCGTCTGGATTTCACCTTGCGTTGCCATCTTGCTCTCCCTGTCCGTATTGTCCCGCGACCAGCGCCTTGGCGAGACCATAGACCCTGTTTCGCGCAGCCCCGCCGGGAAGCCCGCGCATGTATGCGGCAAACTCATCCGGCCCGAGCCCTAGAACGCGCATGATTTCACCCGCATTGGCGTTCAGTTGGTAGTCCTGAAGCATGGCGTCGATTCGAGCCGGCGCACGATGCGGCGCAGCAATGAACTTAGCTGCCTCAATCGGAGCCTCGCCCGCGCCAAGGTTGGTAAGTTGGTTCGTGTCGGTCGCGGTCTGAGACCCTTCCGGGGAGCGCGTTCCCGTGGCCTGAAGCACGCGGATCAGGTCGTCAACCGTCTGGGCCGCTTGCGGGGCGACCTCGCCGACACCCGCGCGGAAGGTGTCGCCGGCTGCCTGATTTCCAGCAAGGCGGTTCGCGACGTTCGCACCGCCGCGCATGCTCGGGCCACCCTGAACGCGCCGCGTTCCCTGGTCGAGCGCGTCAATCAGATGCAGTCGCGTCAGATCCGCAGGAACGCCGGGTTCCGCCGTGCCGATTTCCCGCAGAGCGTTGACGGTGTTAGTCGCCTGCCCCTCCACCGGAGTGGCCGGATAGAGCGTGGATGCGGCCTGCCCGGCGTTCGGCTGACCGCGTGAGATAGTCCCCAGCGGACCGGCTTGCTGCGGCTCCAGCACGCCCGCACGGCCCTGAGCAATGATGTTGCGAGCGTTCACCCAATCCGGGGAATGGGCGGCGGCGGTATTGGTCGCTAATGTGCGAGCATCGGCACGCTGATTGGCGAGCGTGTTATTGCCGCCGGGGTTGGTCGGACTTTCGCGCGCGGCGGCTTCCATCGTGTCGAGCTGCTGCACGACGCGATTGACGACCGAAAGGCTGTTCTGAGGCAGACCTTGAACCAGCGGGGCAAGTTCCGGGTCGCCAAGGACGGCTTCAAGTGCAGCCCGATAGGACGGGTTGGCGTGAAGCGTGGCATATTCGGAACCGGGCAGAAGTTGGGTTTCCAGCGCGTCGTAGCTAGCCCGTGCCGGGGCGTTCGTCGCCGTCCGCGTGCTTTCCAGCGCCGAGGTCGCACCCGTCCGAGCCCGAACCCCCAGCGCCGCCGGGTCCTCAATCGGAGGGGCGATCATGTCCGCCGTGCCGCGTGTGACGGCCTGAACCTCGCCGGCACGTCCGCCCATCTGTTCCGCTGCTTGAGCCTGACCACCGGGAGCGCGGGACGCCTGCCGTGCAAGAGCCTGAAGCGGGGCTGCACGAGTTTCGCCGACTTGGGTAAGCGCCTCATCGGGATACAGACGCAGGCCTCCTGACGGCAGGTTCTGCGCCGTGCGCTGCAATTCCGTCGCAAGGTTCAGGTGAGAGGCCGGGTCGTTGCTGGTGTCGAGAAGCGCGGTCCGTTCGCGAATGATCCGCTCCGAAGGGCGAAGACCGACCATCGGGGAGAACGCAGCAGCCCCCGCCGCATTGCCTCCGAGCCGTGCAGCGTTCTGAACGTCCTCGTTGCCCCCGGACATTGCCGAGACACCCCCGGCAACCTCACCCGCAAGCGTCCCCGCAATTGTCGGTCCGACCGCCCCAGGAGCCGCCAGAAACGGCGCAGCGGCCCCGATGCGTTGAGAGACCTGGCCTGCCGTGGTCGACGGCTGGTAGTCACTGGTCAGGGCGGAAATCAGCGGGTCAGCCGTTTCCGACCCGCTGACCCGTCCAGACGCCCGGCGCGCATCTTCCGACTGCCGGATGATCCGGGAGGTTTCAGCCTGCGGGCGTCTGCGTATCGCACCCTCAACAACGGGAAGCGTGCGATTTACGGTCGACTGAGCGGCAGACGCCAGACTGTCCCCGCTGGATGCATCCGCCGCCATGCTGAGAACAGACCGCGCCGCACCCTCGGGAAGGCCGATCAGCGCATCAACGATGGGGTTGTCAGACCGGACCGGCGTAGCCTCACGGCCCGTCATGCGATGGGCGAGATCAGATCCCGCCCGCCCCGCTGCGGTGACACCCTGAACCACGGCATTGCCGAGAACGCCTTGCGGAGATATCGGAGCCATGCGCGGACGGTCGTTGCCTGACGCCCCGACCCCGAGAGAGCCGTTCACGTCAGTCATGCGGCTTGTATCGCGCAAGGTGATTTGCAGGCGCGCAATGTTAGCCGCTTGCTCCTCAGTGTCCGCCGTGACGGTGATGTCGCCGTTTGTCGTGGGAACGGACCAGCGAGGCATTAGCCAACCCTCCGAGGCCGACCCGTTACGCGGGGTCCCGTGCTGCCGCCAACCGACATGCCCGTATTTGGGGCCTGGTTCGGGGCTGGGCGCGGCGCAGGGCGAGAACCGACGCCAGCCCCCGGTGCAGGTTGCGCGCGGGCAGGGGCGGGACGGGGAGCGTTCGGGTTAGGCTCCCATCCCAGCTCTTGCCGAAGGCTTGGCGGAACCACGAGATCAAATGACCCAGACCCATATTCGTCTATCAACTGGCGACGCGACATGACCTGTTCGCGGAGTTGGTTCAGGCGCGGCACATAGAGTTGTTCAGCCAGACGCCCAAAGGCGGCGCGAGACTGAGGCGTCAGTGTGCCTTGGCCGCGAAGGTAGGCCATGATCCGCGAGGCCTCACCGGGAAGACCCAACTGCTGAGCCTGCGCCTGGATTTCCTCGCCCGTGACCATGCCTGCGTTAAGCAACTGCTGGAAGCCGTTGGCGATGGCGAGATCGCCCCCAGCCGACCCATTGGCCTCCACGCCACGCCGAACCGCGTTGATGTTCTGAAACACCGTATTGGCCTGTTCAAGCGTGGGTCGCAGTCGGTCACGTTCGGCGATCAGGGCCGGGACGCGGTTTTGCGTGGCCGTGATGTCGTGCGGTCCGCCAGGGACCGGCGCAACGCCGACGGGCTGCGGAGCCATGAGGGCGCCACCCTTGCCCATCTGACCTTGCCCCGGCGTCCACACAGGCGAGCCCGGAGGTGGTCCCGCGCCGTGCGGAGCACCACCACCGGCAGGCATGTAACCTTCGCCGAACCCGTTGACGATGCTGAAATTACCGTTGCGGTCCCGCATGACCCGAGCGCCAGGAGGGGCTTGAGGCGCGCCGGGCTGACCCGTCACGTCCGTTGTCCCCATATTCTGACGCAGGCGCGGCTGATTGTCCGGCCCATACTCAAACTCAGGCGGAAGCTGACGCCGCGCGCCGGGGATGTCGACCACGAACGGAGACCCGAAGCGGGGGTCCTCCGGTGCGTTGATGATCTGCGTCCCATCCGCGCTGAGCATCTGACGATAGCCCGGACGGGTGAGAGCTTGGCTGATCGCCGCCTGAGCCATCTGCCGACCCTGAGCAATCTGTTGTGGGTTGCCGCTGGTCAGAAGCTGGTAGATGTATTGCCGCTGTTCCGGCGGGATGCTGTCCATCCCCCGAACGCTCGGGATATTTGGGGGCGATCCCCCAGCCTGCCCCGTGGAGGGCATTGGGCCGGCTGGGGGCGCGCCTCCACCCGTTGCGGGAGGGGTCGGGGCGGGAGCGGGTTGCGCCTGATCCATCGGGACCGGAGGCGTCATCTGATAACCGGAGGGCGGCGAGAACCCACGGGCGAAGAACTCGTTTCCGCCGATGTTCACACCTCCGCCACCACGGGCAAAGTCAGGGACAAGCGGGCGACCGTCCTGCTGGGCAAGTTCACCCTGCGCCCTTGGACTGTAGAAGTTGGTCGCACCTTGAGGTGCCGCCTGCGTCGTGGCGCTTTCATCCCAAGCCCGCAGAGCGTCCTGATACCTGGGATCAGTCGTCGGGATTGCCATCAGCCGGGCGCGGGTTTGCGGGTTGCCGAGCGGCTCGAATTGGCCGCGCTGCGTCATTACGTCAGCCATATCCATGCCGGTCGAGGCGCGGTTGCGGACCACGTTTCCAACAGCGATCTGACCGGGGCCGGGAGGGGCTTCACCGATCAGCAGGCGCGCCGCCAGATCGCGTGTCTTGGCGTTGTAGTTATAGAGCGGGTCCACCGGGGCCTGAGCCATCGGTTGCTGAGGCGTAGGGGCCTCGGCAAGCGCGGGAACGGCGGGACTGCCTGCACCCGTGGGCGTCACACCGGCTCCGGCGCCCATCGGGGTCTGCGGCGAAAACAGGGCCGTCAGCGGGTCGTTGGCTGCGTCCTTCAGGGTCGTGTTGCGCAGACGCTCCTCTTGCCGACGCTGGGCATACTGCCCGATAGCCTGAGCCAGAAGCCGCGCGGCAAGCTGCCCACCGTTGTTGATCGGCGTTTCACTCTCGCGCATCGAACGCAGCGCATCGGCGAGATACTGGCTGCGCTGGATAACCGGGCGAGCGAGCGGCCCGGCGTTCTCATACTGCTGAGAATAGAAGTCGGGCATCTATCCCCCCAGGTTGAACGTCTTGCCGAGCTGATTGAACTGGCCGGGCAGATCATACCCTGACCCGAGGTGAAACAGCCCCCCAAGCTGCCGCCCGAGTTGGCCTTGCTTTTGCTGTCCGCCGTATTGCCCCAGAGCCTGAGCGGCGAGACCCATGCCAACCTGTCCCGGCGTGTTGTGCGGTGCAGCAGCGCCTTGCGCGAGGAGTTGCGCCAGATACTGCGAACGCGGCGTCTGCTGGCCTTGCATCGGTTCCATCAGAGCGCCCCGTAGTCGACGACGGCCCACCCGCCGACATTGTGAACCGCACCCGTATGCGCGACCTCATGCGCCATGACGCCCGTTTGCGGCTCATCGCTCCACAGGTATTGATAGCTGTAGAGGTTGTGACCCTTATAGGTCCCGATCCGCTTGACGTTGCGCTTCAGCCGAACGTCAGAGAACGCCATCAGCGCCGCCGATCCAAGCTGGAACAGCCCGCCCATGTTGGCCTGCTGGTTCTGCAATTGGGCTTGATACTGCGCCTGCTGCGCTTGCTGGCTGAGCGCGTAAGCCCCGGTCACGTCGGTCTGACCCACCGCCGTCGGGCTGTAGTTGATCCCGGTCGGGCTCTGAACCTGCGTCGATCCCATCAGCGAGTTGAACTGATTGAGCGGCAGGTTCTGAGCGTAGGCCTGTTCCTGCACCCCCTGAGACCGCGCCGCGTTCTGTTGCTGCGCCGCCTGAAGGCCCTGGTTGAAGTTCTGACCGACCCCGGCGTTGGCGAACTGCTGGCCGGCAAGGTTCTGCGCAAACGTCGTATTGTTGGCGTTGTTGGCGAACTCTGCCGCGCCCTGGTTCTGAGCGTATTGTTGAGCCGCTGCCTGATTGCCAAGCTGCATCCCGGTCGCGTTCTGACCGAACTGCTGGGCTTGGGCCTCATTGGCAAATTGCGCCTGACCCTGGTTCTGGGCGTATTGCTGCGCTGCGGCCTGATTGGCGAATTGGGCATTGTTGGCGTTCTGCCCGTAGAGTTGGGCCTGTGCCGCATTTTGCGCCGCGAGCTGCTGAGCATTCTGGCCGAACTGCTGACCCTGAGCGGCGTTCTGAGCGGCCAGTTGTTGGGCGTTCTGACCGAACAGTTGAGCCTGCGCCTGGTTCTGGGCCTCTAGCTGCTGAGCATTCTGCCCGAACTGCTGGGCCTGGGCCTGGTTCGCGAACTGACCCTGAGCGAGGTTAGAATTGAGCCCCTGCTGAACGGCCTGATTGTTAAACCCGGCCTGCGCCTGGTTCTGCCCGAACTGTTGAGCCTGAGCCTGGTTCGCAAAGTTGCCCTGCGCCTGCTGCTGACTAAATTGATCCATCGCAGCCTGATTGGCGAACTGACCCGCTCCGAGGGCTTGGTTGTATCCCTGCTGTTGGGCCTGATTGGCGAACTGCGCCGCACCTTGGTTCTGGGCATACTGCTGGCCCGCCGTGGCGTTCTGGAACTGCCCCGCCGCCACCTGCTGATTGAATGCATCGTTCGAGGCTTGGTTCGCGAATTGACCGGCCCCCAGCGCCTGACCGTAGCCCTGCTGTTGCGCGGCGTTGGCGAAGTTGGCTTGGGACTGGTTCTGCCCGAACTGCTGGGCTTGCGCCTGATTGGTAAACTGACCCTGCGCCAGGTTCTGATTGAACTGGTCGTTAGCAGCCTGATTGCCGAGCTGCATGGCCGTCGCGCTCTGCCCGAAGCCCTGCGCCTGCGCCTGATTGGCGAAGTTAGCCTGTCCGAGGTTCTGCGCGTATTGCTGCCCAGCGGCTTGATTGCCGAACTGACCGGCCTGAAGGTTCTGCTGAAAGGCGTTGTTCAGCGCGTCGTTGGCGAACTGCCCGCGAGCCTGCGCCTGCCCGAAGTTCTGCTGCTGGGCCGCGTTGGCGAAGTTGCCCTGCTGGAGCCCTTGGCTGAAGTTCTGCCCGACGGCGTTGTTGTAGGCGTTCAGCGCCCCGAGGCCCTGATTGTATTGCTGGCCCGCCGCCGCATTGGCAAACTGGCCCTGAGCGAGAGACTGACCGAACAGCGTATTCTGTTCGTTCGCCCCGGCCTGCACAGCCTGATACAGCGCCTGCCCGTAGGCATCGTTACGGTTCCGCCCGAAGTTGTCCTGAGCGATGCCGTAGGCGTTGTTCGTCTGGGCAATGCCCTGATTGGCAAGCCGGGCCTGTAGCGCGTTCTGCTGCTGATCCCAGACGGGATTGAGGCGCTGCTGATACTGCTGCCAAACCGCGTCCGTGACGGCTGCCCGGTCCTGGCTGAAGTCGGTCGGACCCATCTGGCCCTGAACGGCTTGTCCCTGATTAAACGTGCCTTGCGCCTGTTGGTTCCCGATCTGGCCCTGAATGTTTCCCTGACCGCCGAACCCGAGAACCTGCCCCGTCTGATTGACGTTGCCTTGAACCGCCTGACCGCCGCTAAACCCGGTCTGGATCTGGCCCTGTTGCCCCAGCCCTTGCTGAAGCTGCGTCCCCTGAACGCCGTTTGTGATCGGACCACCGCCCTGAAACCCGTTCTGGATTTGGCCGACGCCAGACAGTTGACCCTGAAGGCCGGTCGGGGAGACGTTGCCGGCCAGAGCGCCGCCCTGATTGAAGCCGCCTTGAATGGCTCCTTGCTGGCCGAGGCCCTGCTGTAGCTGCGTCCCACCAAGGCCCGTCTGGACCTGACCACCGTTCGCAAAGCCCGTCTGGATTTGCCCGCCGTTGCCGACCTGACCCTGGATGCCGCCAGCACCCGCAATGCTTGACCCGATCTGCCCGGCGTCGCCGATGCTAGAGCCAATCGCGCCAGCCCCGGCAATGCCCGTGCCGATTTGCCCAGCGCCGGCAATCTGCCCCTGAACGCCCTGCCCGGGGTCGAAGCCTGTGCCAATCTGGCCCGCGTTGGCAACCTGACCCTGAACGGGCTGCCCGGTGTTGAACGCCGTCTGCTGGCCCGGCGTCTGGTTTAGTTGCGTCTGAGCCTGCTGGCCGTTCACGCCGTATTGGAGTGCGGGTTGCTGAGACAGGTCGAAGCCCTGACCGAGCGCATTCCCCACCCGCCCGATCTGGTCGTTAGCGATGCCGAGCGCCTGCTGCTGGGCGTTCTGCTGCGAGTTCAGGAGCGCCTGTTGCGCCGGGCTGAGGGTCGTGGTCTGCGTGTAGCCGCCGGGCTGCGACGGGTCAGCGCCCCAAAGGACCGTGCCGTAAGGGCCGCTAGTGCCGACTTGGTTGAGGCGTTGTTGTTCCTGCGCCGTCGCGATGTTCGCTGCGCTCTGCGCGCCTGCGACGACGGTGGGGTCTGGAGCGGCGGGAGGCTGAGGAGTTGACTTCCCCACGGCTTACCGCCCGATCCAGATTGAACCGAGACCATTTCCAGTCTGTCGCGAGGAGGCCCCAAATGACCGCATCTTGGTTCCCTAGCCCTAGGCGAACGACGCCTTCGCGTCGAAAACCGAACTTCGTCAGGAACCGCGAAACGCTGGTCTCACCTGGAGGTGTGATCGCAGTTAGCCTATTCAATCCATATTGGACGAACGGCACGCGCATGATGCCCGTGATGAGGGCTTTGGTCAACCATCGCGGCGTATCGCTCGCCACCGAGATCATGGCGTTCAGATATTGCGGCTGGTAGTCGTGAAACACCACGCCAGCAATCGGGACGCCCTGGTCCGTCACAACCCCGATAGCCGACGACGGCCCGAACGGCTGGCCGTTCATGTGCGGTATGCGGGCCTCCACCCACTGAGCCACACCCGGCCCTTGATCCAGCACAAGCCTCATAGGACGCCCCCATCCTGCATGACGATATTGAACCCGATGCACTGAACGATGGCCGACGCAGGCTCACCCGTATCAACGGCAATCGTGTTTCCCGCGCCGTCCACAACGTCATTCCCGGCCCCGTCGACCAGCGTAGCGGCAAGCAATGGGTCCTCGGCGAGGATGACCTGCATCCGAACCGCGCCCCAGACCCCGACACCTACCGCCGAGGTCCAGTCCTTGCGGATGGATAGCGTGGTCGAGCGGTCACTGATCGTCACCGGAACCGCCGTCGGGGTCCGCTCCTCAAAGTCCGTGACCACCTCAATCGCCGGAGCCATGTTGGCTGTGGCGTTCAAAACGGGCTGCAACATCGTGAAATGCTTCAAGCGTCCGGGTTCGTTGAACACGTTGAACGCCGTCTCTAGGTCCGCCGTCAGGTCCGTGCCGGCGTCCGTAACGCCCACATCCCACTGATAGAGCCCGTCCGTACCGCCGTAGAAGATGTAGTCGTCGGTCGTCGCCCAGCAGAAGGCGTTGAGCCCCGTGAACCGACACCAGGCCCCCGTCTGGACGTTCTGAACGAACTGCTGGCTTGTCACCAGCTCATCGGTCGGAACGTTGTAAATCGCCAGCGAACCGATGTCGTAGGTGATCGCCTGCCAACCGAAGTTGTTTTTGTAAGCCGCCGTGGCGACCTGAAAGGCGTTCTGGATTTTCTGCGTGATCGCGACATTGTTGAACTGAGAGCGGTCCAGCTTGAGCGCCTGCGACATGCTCATCACGCCCGTCTGCGTCAGGATCAGGAGGTCTGAGCCGAACTGAAGAAGCGACCGGCGACCCATCGGCTGACCGATGTGGAACGTGCCGACGATGGACCAGTAGAGCGGGTCGTCGGGGTCCGTCCCCTGGTAGATTGCGCACTCGCCTTGCGTGGACACGATGGCAAGGTAGTCGTCCTGACCCTGACCCCCATCAAGCGACCACGTTCCAATCTCGGCAATAGTCCCGCCTTCCTGAAAGATCGGGCCAAGGTCGAGAAGGTTCGCAGCGCCCTGGATCGCGTCGACCGCGAGATACCAGACGTGCAGGCTGTCCTTTTCCACGAGGAACAATCGCCGCTTGAACAGGACCAGATCAATCAGGTCCACCGGGTCCAGCGTGATCGGCCCCGACGACCCCGTAATGGTCAGCGTGGTCCAGGCCGCTCCGTCGTAGTGAAACGGCGTATCGGCCCCATTGAAGCACATCAGAAAGGCCCCACCGGAGTTGGCGAAGTTGAGCCACTGAACGCGGCTGTTTGTGAGCCCCGTATAGACCGCACCCGTGAACGTGGTGTCCATCGTGGTGCAGTCGTAAACATCCCCGTCCGAGACGCCGTAAATTTCGTCGCCTCCGGTCGGATTGCCTCGATACACCATGACTGTCTCAACCGGAGCCGGTGCAGCAGAACACCAGAGCCGCGAACCCCTCCGCAATTCCACGTAGCCGGGGCGAGGTATCCAGTTATCGAGGATGACCGCGTATCCGGGCTTCATGTTGGCGAGCGGATCAACGGCGTTCCAGCCGAGCGTGGGGGCGGGAATGGACGCCGTGTGAGCGACCTGAACGCGCTGGTTATTCTTCCTCAGAGCCTCGCGGATCATATCGCCACCCAAGCGCCAGAGCGCAATTGATACCACGTGTTAGCGGGTTCCACGATGAAAATGGACCCCTCAAGCACTCCGGTCGTTGAAGGCAGGCCCGTCCCGTGCATGGGGATGGAGGAATAGACCTTCATCAGGATGTCGTTCAGTTGCGCCTGAAGCGCGCTGCTGAGGCCGAAAATCTTTGGAACAAACGTCTCGGTCATATCGCCACCCAGGCCCCCAGACGGAATTGATACTTGGTATTGGCCGGCGTCACGATGAACAAGCGCCCCTCAACCTGACCTGTGACAGCGGGGAGCGACGGCCCGAAGCCGGGGAGCGCGCCATACAGGACCTCAAGGATGTCGTTGATCTGCGCCTGAAGCTGCGCCGTGTTGCTGATTGTCGGGATCAGACGGAGCTGACCGGACAGGACAACAGACGGGGCGTAGCCCGTGAGGGTGAGCGTCCCGAAGCCCGGAGCGACCTGAAGCGCCACGGAAGGCGTCAATCCGGTCAGGGTGAGCGAACCAAGCCCGGCGGTTGGGTTGGCGTTGGACGAAATTGACGGAGCAAACCCGGTCAGGGTCAGCGTGCCGAGCGCGGGCGTGATAGTCAGGCCGAGCGAGACGGTCGGGGCTAGGCCGGTTAGGGTCAGGGAACCAGCGCCAGGAAGGGCCGCGTGGCCTGCCGAAACAGTAGGCGCAAAGCCTGTCAGGGTCAGCGACCCAAGCCCCGGCAGTGTGGTGAACGATGCGGAAACTGACGGCGCGAACCCGGTCAGGGTCAAAGCGCCGGCAGAGGGCAGCGGGGTCGCGTCCGCAGAAACAGTCGGGGTCAGGCCGGTGAGGGTGAGAGCCCCAGCGCCTGGTAGAACCACCAACGCCGTTGAGACTGTCGGCGTTAGGCCTGTAAGGGTAAGAGATCCCGTAGCAGGCAGAACCGTGGATGCCGCAGATACGGTCGGGGCAACCCCCGTAAGTGTCAACGACCCCGCGCCCGGAAGCGCGGTGGCAGATACCGCCGTCGTCAACAGTGTGGCGATTGCGGCTGTTGCTATCGCCCTGTTGCCGAGCACCCTAGAAGCCCCAGATTACGACCAGGCCGTCCCCGCCTTGTCCGCCGGTTCCGCCCGTGGTCCCGCCGCCGCCGCCTCCGCCGCCGCAGCCGAACCAGCCGTTGCCGCCGTTGCCGCCTGTTGACGTGCTGCCCGCACCCCCGCCGCTGCCGCCCGTCCCCCGGAAACCGAACGTCGCGCCGTCAACAACGACGCCCGGCACGACGTTCGGGAAGTATCCTGTACCGTCGACACCGTTGCCGCCGGTCGGCGCGCCCGCCGCGCCCGCCGCTGAGGTCGGGAGGTTGCTGGATGCGTTCGGGGCCGATGTGCCGCCCGCCGTGGTCACGTTGGCTGATGAAACCGACCCGCCGCCGCCGCCGCCCGTCGTCAGGGTCGCGCTGGTCTGCGAGGAGTTGCCGCCCGCCGTGGGGGTCGCCGCGTTCCCGCCAGCCCCTGCAATGATGCCGACAAGGCTCACGAACGGCATGAGCCCGAAGCCGATGGCCGAGGACGCTGCTGAAACCGAACCCGCTGCACCGGCAGTCGCCGCCCCCGTCGCTGTGCCGGCGTTACCCGCGCCGCCGCCGTTGGCCGTGCAAATGATTGATTGGTTCGGGGCCGAAGCCGACTGGTAGGACGCCACATAGGCCACATCGCCCGCGAGCCCGGCTAGGCCAGACCCGCGCCCCGTGCCGCCCGACGGGGCCTGAACGTAGAGCGTATCAGGCAGCATGAAGGACGGCATGATGATCGCGCCTGACGACGCGCCGCCGCCACCACCACCACCGCCTCGGGCTGTCAGGGTGACACCGGTCAGACCGCCGCCGCCGCCGCCGCCAGACCCGAGGCAGAAGAACCCGAACGAGTTGAACCCGCGCGGCTTGACCCACGGCTGAAGCCGCCGCCCGCCGGCGCTGCTGCTCGCGCCGTTACTGCGGAACACCCAGACATTCTGGAGCGGGCCGGTCTGCGGAAGGTGGAAGATATCAGACATCAGCGCCCCACGCCGGGGCCGGAACCTCCGTCTCCAGGAACTCGAACGAATGGACCTTCGGCAGAGCCAGGGGTTGACCGTCGAGGCTGAACAGCCCCACCTGCGTGCCGGTCTCGTCGTCGACCACCTGATAGCCGACGCCAACCTTGGCCTCGAACATGCCGAAATCGAGCACCTGGGCGTCGCCCTGGTAGCCGACCGTGAAGCCGATCTTGTGGAACACGCGCATCAGTATTTGCCCCCGATGGCCGTTGCCTGCCAGCCGTTCGCCGAGGCGGTGTGGATCGTGATGTAGACGCGGTAGCCTGCGGGGAGCGGCCCGAAGAACGGGATCTCGTACAGCGACACCGCCGCCACACCCGACGCCGTGATGGCCGGAAGCGTCACGTTGTCGTAGAGGCTGTTGTTCGCCGCCGTGCCGGTCGTGGACCCGTTGTTGATCCAGACCCGGCAGGCCGTCGCCGTCGTGTTGCCGGTTGGGGTCGGCGCAAGCCTGATCTTCGACAGCATCCCGCCGTTGGTCGCGTCCGACGTAAACACGAGATAGGACGTCCCCGAGGTCAGGTCGGCGGTCGTGTTCGCAGCCGTGATGTAGCCGATCCACTGGATGTCCGGCGCTTTGGAGAAGATCGGGACCGTGTTGGCCGGCATGGGTTAAGCCCTCACGGTGTCGCGTAGCGGAGGGCAAGGACCGCCCCGTCCACGGTGTTGAAAAACTCGGCGCTGGCGTCGCAGAACACGTCCTTGGTCCCTGCGCTGAAGTTCACCAGCGACCCGGAGTTGCTGCTGGCCGTCACCCGGTCGCGGACCAGCGTGGTCGAGGCCGACAGGTAGCCCATGCCGACCTCCCACTCGGACCCGGACTGGCCCTGGATGACGTAGGTGAACGACTGCTGCGTCCCGAAAGCGGTGTTGAAGTCCACCTTGCCAGTCGGAGCCGTGCCAGACAGGGTGAAGTTCCCCGTCCCGGTCGTGGTCGAGGTGTCCTGAACGCGGTCTGAAAAAGAGCCCATTCATCACGCCAGCGTAAAGATGCCGGAAGCGTTCCACGTAATCAGGAGCGTTCCGTTCGTGGTGGAAACCGAGCCGCCGGTGTCGAGTTCAAAGAACCAGCAGAGGTCGTCGTTCGCCAGCGTAGTGTCGACGCAGACGGCATATTTCGCGGTGATCGTGCTGGATGTCCAAGACGTATCCGCCGCATCGAAGGTCCACGTTGCGGTCGCCTGCGTCCACGTCACCGACCCGAGCGCCGCCCCGCCGGTCGTGTAGCCGCTGCCGTTCGGAACCTCGCTGGTCAGGTCCGAATAGCGGCAATCCGTCGAAGTCCCCACGAACGTCGCGGCAAGCGCCTGAGCGGCCTGCGTGAGGACGATGTTGAACGTGTCCGAGCCAAAGTTGATCGGCTTTGTGCTGATCTTCCCCTTGGCGATGTTGAACCATGTGACTGTGCCAGCGGCCATTGTGTCCTACCCTGGAAAATTGCCTTGAGGCAGGTTCGGGAAACCCCAGAGCCCCCAGGTCGTGCTGCCGGTGATGTTCAGTTGCGTAGATCCGCCGTCGCGAGCCTGAAGCTTCTGCAACTCGGTCTGATAGGTGCGATAGACCTCGGCATAGTCGAGGTTCTTCGCCGCGAGGAACCGCCAGCGGAGGCCCAATTGAAGCACGCGGTCGCTCAGGATCGTGGTGTCGGTGTCCGCCGTGAACTCCGCCTTCGGGTCGCCATTCGCGGCGCGCGCCCAATAGGTCGAGACGTATTCGTAGGCGATGGTTTGATCGGCGGGAGGGGTCGGGGTGATGAGGAAATCCCCGTCCCGCTCCCGGAAGCACAGATACACCCGGTTAAGCTGGGGCTGTGCCTGGATGGCCTGCCAGAGCTGCGGCGTGATCGGACCGATCAGGGTCAGCCGCGTCGTTCTGTTGAAGAACGTGTTTGGCAGGAAGTGGTCGAGGTCCGCCGGGATTGCAGCCGCCTGAACCTCCGTCGCCGTCGTGGTGAACGTCTGTTCGAGGTTCAGGGCTTCCCATTCGAAGCTACGGGCGAGTTCTTGGCCTTCCTCGTTGGCGAGGGCGTAAAGCTGCTGAACCTGCGTGTCCGTCGAGTTCACCACTTCCGTCGGAACCCGGAGGCCCGTCAGTCGGCAAACGTTCTGAACTATCGACAGGAGCGTCATTTATGGACCGCCGGAAACCCGCGTATTCGCCAGGATGTTCGGCGCGGTCACGTTCGGTCGCTTCACGCGGGCCGATGATGCTATTCGCGTCAATGCCTTATTGGAACATTTCGCGCCCATCGTCCAGATAGAACAAAGCGCCGCGGGTGCGGTTCACCGGCTCGATCTCGATCAGCTCCCGCCGAGGCGGAGAGGCGGGCGACGGCTTGTGCGAGTTGGTCATGGTTGGCCTTCATGGTTTCGAGTTCATCCCGGAGCTTGGCGTTTTCAGCCAGCGCCTGAGACAGTGCAGCCCCGCCCTTGGCCTGGTCGAGCCATGCGGCGGCTTTGGTTTTCAGTTCCCGCGCGCCCATCCCGATCTTCTGAATGGCCGTGTCGGTGATATTGGCGAGTTGCTCGACGGTGTGGACCTGAAGCGCCTTCAGGTTCGCCACCTGGGCCGGAGAGAGCGGGGGCCACTCCTCCAGCGGCGTGCCGTCGTGGACGGGTTCCAGGCCCTTCTGAAACGCGGCGTAGTGCTGAGGCCATCGCATCTTGTGACCTTCGTTCACCCGCTCGACCGCGATGCTCTGCGTCATGCCGGGGATGACAATCTCGACCTTTTCCACGTCGTCATAGACGGGCCGGCCTTCCTGCTGAGATCGAAAATTGTTCTGCATCTTGTCCCGGAAGAACCTCGGGATAGAGGTGTCTGGTTCAGCCATTATGTCGCCCTCACGTAAAGCCGGTCATTGTGGAACCCGGCGATCAGTTCGTAACCCATGCCCTCCAGGAGGTTCTCGATATCGTGGCGACCCACGTTATAGACCTCGCCGAGGCTCTTTTCCTCGCAGATGATGACGGGCCAAAACTTGCGGATGGTCCGCTCAGCGCCCTTCAGCGCGAACAGTTCAAACCCCTCCACGTCCAGCCAGATCGCATCGCAATGGTTCAGCTTGATATTGTCTAGCGGGATAATGGGGATTGGCCCTGTATCCTTCGTCCCGATCCGGTGCGCGCCGCAATTGTCGGCCTCAACCGCGATGGGGACGCAGTTGCCCGTCTTCTCACCCAAGGCTGAGTGAAACGCGACCACCCGCCCCAGCCCGTCCCGCGCCTCAAGGTTTGCGTCCAGACAGGCGTAGTTGGCAGGGTCAGGTTCAAACGTGACGACGCGCTTGAAGTGATCGGCCAGGGCGAGGGCATAGACCCCCACGTTGCCACCGGCCTGAACGATGCACTCACGGCCTTCGACGTAGGGCAGGATGAACGCGATATCCCGCTCACAGTCGCCCGTGATGATCTGTCTGGCCCGCTTGTCTGCGTCAGGCCACCACATGCCGTCATGCTGGATCATGGATGACCGTGATGTCACCCGAGACGGTCGGCGTCAGGCCGATCATCCCCACCTCACCGGGCGCAATGCCCATGTCGGGAGGCGTGGGGAAGCGGACGTAATAGACGGGTATCCACATCGCCAGCGGGAGCGTTATGAACCCGGTCGGCGAGTTCGGGTCTTTCTTCCCAAGCGCCAGTTCCTTGCCCGGACCGAGGAGCGCGACAACCTCGCCCTCTTTCAGATCCGATCCGTCAATCAGGTTCCAATCGGTCATGCTTCCTCCTGCGGCACCTTGCCCCACTCCGAGGGCTCACCCCAAAGGCTCACCGCTGCCTTGTAGATGTCGCTATCCGAAGATGTGACGGGCGGGCCGGACTTAAACCGCCCCTTCATTTCGTGTTCCATGTATGCCGCCATCATAATTCCGGTCATAGCCACAAAGTATCGCTTTTCCTCATCGGTCAGGGCCTCCCCGTCCGTTCGCTCGAACCCTTCAACGTCGAACTGGACGCCCCTTCCCCAATCCATCGTGACATTGCCGTATTTCTTCATAGGTGTGGGCATTATGCTTCCTCCTGCGCTTTCAGGGCCTTCGCCAGATCGGGGATGAGCCCCCGACCGTGGACCCAAATCTTCATACCTGCGGCCCTGAGTTCCGGATAGGACCGCTGGAAGTCCGACGCCTGCCGGGCCATCCACTTCGCGCACCGATACCGGCCTTCGCCAAGAGCGATCCAGATGGTGTCCTCATTGTCGTTCAGCGCCTGCGGATAGGCATGATGCGCGTCGTCGTGGTAGCTGCTGTCCATGCCATAGACGTGCAGCTTGCGGTATCCCGAGCCGAACGCCAGCCAAAGCGCCCTGAGCCCCACCGTGCAGCCCCCAGGGACCACCACCACGGGCTTGTCACGTCCCTCGGCTATCTCCTCAAGCTCCGCCCCGTCGCCGATCCCGTTGTGCCACAGGATCACGTCGCGGCCCTTCAGAGCGTCGAACAGGATCGGGTCGCACTGCGATGCGAGGAAGTAGCGGACACCCATCGGTGCGTCCTTCAGGAACTCCACATTCTCCGGCCTCGCGTCCAGAATGACGTGGTGATCGGGCTTGATGCCCTGATCTAGCAGATACCGGAGCGCGTTGTTGACCGTGCAGACCTTCGCCCCGCGCTGCTTGTGCGCGCGTATCTCGGCAAGGTTCTCCTTCATGGAAGGCCCGCCACATACGAGAACCAGCGTCCCCTTCTGTTCGGGAAAGCCGGTGAACCATTCCACGTCCCGCTTGACGTTCTCCCGCACGTTGGCAAGCGCCTGGTCGTGCGTCACGTTCATGCCCTTCATCGCCGGCAATGACGTGAACCCGCCGACCTTCCAGATGTTCCGCACCCAGCTATCAGGGGCGGTCAGGTGCGGCTTGTCGTTCTCGCCGTGGAAGACAACCACCTTGCACTCGTTGGGAGGCCACGTCTGGGCGTCGCGGTAGGTCACACACCAGTCAGGCGGGAATGTCGGCCAGTCAGGGGCGCAATGGCTGATCCACTCCTGATCGCCTCCGTTGACCTGACCCTTGGGGAGAAGTTCGGGCGGGACTAGCCTTCCCGGCGCAGTAATTCGGGACGTGTGGAACGCATCCCAGATGAGCGTGTGTTCGCCGTGGTCCCACACCATGACCGACGAATTATACGTCGGCCAATGCCAGTCCTTGATGATACCCTTGCGTTCGGCGAGGTCCTCTAGACGGCCCGTGACCACCACGTCGAGGTCCATGTAGAGAACCCGGTCGCCCACGCCCCAAGGCATCTTCGGGGAGAACAACCCGACCTTCTGCCACCAGCCGGGCAGGATTTTGAAGTGCGGGATGGCCGTGATGCCTTCGGGCAGGCTGTCGGGGTCGTCGGTCAGACACCAATGCCGCACGTCGTCCGCGTTGGACAGGTTGCGCCCGATCATGTCGTGAAGGATGGCGACGTATTCGGGTCCGTATTTAGTCCCGACACGGACGCTGACGACGTGGATCATGCGCACCCCTCCAAGGTCTGCCGAGTTTACACGAAAACGGCCCACTCGCAATTAAGCGAATGAGCCGCCCTCGGAAGCACCCTTGGAGGAGGGGCTTAAGCCAGGGTCGTGCGCTTCAGCCAGAAATACTGGCCGGTCGCAGCGCCTCCGGGGACATTGGCGGTCCAGCCCGCCGACCCGCTGTCAGAGCTGCACGAGCCGGCAGTGCCGACGATGCAGGTCGTGATCGAGCCGATGGCTTCGGACGCCTTGCCGTAGATGTAGACGTGCCCATCGTTGCCGTTGAGCCGCGTCAGCGCCGCATGGGACGGCGTGGACGACTTGGACCCGAGGTCAACACCCGCAATCGGAGTGATGGCCCACAGGGTTGCAGAGGTAGCAGCAGCCATATCGGCCTCCTATCAGGTGGAGAACATCACGCCTTGAAGGAAGGCGTTGCTCAGGGTCATGTTGCCAGCGAAAACGATCAGCTTGACCGTGGCGTCTTGGTTGATCGACTGGACGGTCTCCAGCGGGACCATGTTCCGGTCCGTATGGGGGCGCCAGTGGATGTAGTTCGTGTTCAGGAAATACATATGCGAGGCCGGGCAACCAGAGGCCGCACCAGCCGCACCACCCGCCGAACCGGACGTGAAGCCGTCCAGCACAACGTCAGCGCCCATGTACTTCAGGGTCTCAAAGCCAGCCAGGCCTTCGTCGGTCGTGGTGATCCGCTGAATGGCCTGAAGACTGTTGAGGTAGGTGTTGTAGAACGCCTGAGCCGAGAGGATCAGGTCGGGCTTGTCGGTGCCGCGCACGAGCTGCGAGTAGATCGAGTTCATGTAGCGCTGCACGTTGGCCGTGGAGAGGGCCGAGCCACCGTCCGAGGTCGTCTGGAACTTCTGGTTACGCCAGAAAGTCCAGGTCGCCCGGTTGATGCCGCCCACGGTGCCGGTCGTCGGGTCGTCAGCCACGAGAAGCTGAAGACCCCCGATCTGCTTGCCGGAAGAAGCCGTCCCGGACGAATACATGTCGCCCCAGATGTTGTTCACCATCGTCTTCTCGGCGTTCCGAATGCGGGCGCTGAGGAGGTTGATGATGGCTTCGGCGCCGGTGTTCTGAACGCTGCCTTCCAGGCCGGAAATCGTGACAGCGACGCTGCCCTGCTTCCAGTCGAACTCGGCGGCGGTGAACACGTCCGACGGGCTGATGTCGAGGACCTCATAGCCGCTGTAACGCTGATAGGTCGCGTTTTCGGCGTATTCGAGTTCCTGAAGAATGGTCCGACCGCCGGAGACCGGCTTGATCGTTCCGCGCTTCTTCATCCGGTTGAACAGCGCGACGTTCTTGGTCACGTTGTCAGCCAGCTTGCCCGTGCGGTTGCGCAGGGTCGTGGTGATGATTTCACTCAGGTTGGGGGATGCCATCCCTTAGGTTTCCTTCTAGACGCGCCCTTCGACCTCCCTAAAGGCCGCTAGAACGTCGTCTTCAACGTTGCCGGTTGAGGGCGTTCCGTTGGCCTTGGCGGCCCCACGTTGCGCCCCGGTGACGGACAGTCCGTTCGGCCTGGTCGGTGCGGTTTGCGCTTTCGACGCTGCCGCTGCGGCGAGGAGTTGGCGGATGTCCGGCCTTGCGTGGATAGCCATGTCGTAGGCGTCCGGCAGATCCTTCGCCGCTCCCGACTGTATCAAAGCCGCCATCTCGCCTCGCACGTTGTCGAAGTAGATGTTAGCCGGGTCGGATGCGAACGCTTCAATGCGCGCCAGCGTGGCTTGGTGGTCCTGTTCCTGCTTGGCTTGGGCGTCCTGGTCGAGACGCGCCTGGAGCTGCTGAAACTGAGACTGCAAGGCTTGGTATTGCGGGTCAGGTTGCCATTGCTGTGGCTGCGCCTGTGGTCCGCCGGAAATTGCGCCCAGGTTGATCCCGTACTGCTGAGCCAGCATCTGGATGGCCTGAAGGGACTGCGGTCCCCGGAGCATCTCATCCGCCCGAACAAGGGCCGCGATGTAGGTGTCCGGGGTGAGCCCCGACATCGTCAGACGGTCACGCACGGGAGCAATGACCGCATCCAGCTTGTTGAACGCTTCAGCCTTGGTATCCCATTGCTGTTTGCCGGCTTCAATCTCGCGTTCCCGGCGCAGGACTTCCTGCTGAACATCGGGGTCGAGTTGAGCGAACTTGCTTTTTGCAGCGGCAGTCCAAGTCCGAGGGGGGAGGATGGTCTTTTCAGGTTCCTCGCCCGAAGCAGGCGTATCTTGCACATCTTCCGGGGCTTTGGCAAACCGCCCGTTTTCGTCGCGGGTCCGGGCCTCGGTTTGCTCCGGGGTTTCCTGCGTATCAGCGGGCAGGATCGGCTCTGCGGCGACGGCTTCAACGGGCGCGTCACCCTTCATCGCGGCTTCGATATCCGCGCTCATGTCGTCAAAATCGTCGGCCATCATATCCCTCCAAGTTGGTCGATTGCGTCCTTGATGTCGTTTTCCAGCCCGCCGGGCGTGGTCGTCTCGTGCATACGCTCGCCCTGGAAGGCGCTGTCATTGCCGACGATCTCGCACCCGGCATCCTTCACGGCGCGCTCATATGCAGACTTGCTATCATAGAGGAGGCCGTTGGCGTGGTTCAGCGTGGCGTCCATGCCATCGCTTCGGATGTAGGGCGCGGGCAGGGATGACCGGGCAACAGGAGTGCGCGGGGCCAGGTGCTTCGGGATAAGCTCGCCGTCCCTCCAGACGTAGCGCATCAGGTGATCCCTTGGCCCGTCAGATACCATGTTCCGGCGTCATACTTCACGATGTCACACCAGCCCCCGGCGGCGATGGTCCGCGTCCCGCTTGATATGGCCGAGCCTGTGAACCACGAGAGGACGTCAGTCGTGATGCTGATCGTCGCGGAGTGGTTGCTGTAGATGCGGATGGACGTGCCAATCTCAAACGCCACTGAGGCATTCGCAGGGATGACGATTGCACCGGACGAATAGAGGTAAAACGCCTTCCCGGCGTCGGCTAGCACGAGTGTATAGGATGCCGTCTTGCCGACCACGTCGACGAACGACGGCCCCGCAGAGGATGACCCCGAACTGGCCGCCGTGACCAGCCCCTTGGCGTTGACGGTGATCGAGGCGTTGGTGAAGGAGCCGACGTTGCTGTTGACTGTCGCCAGCGTCCCCGCCGCTGTTACGTTGGCCGATCCGTCGAAGCTGCCTGACGTGTAGGTCATGTCCCCGGTGATCGAGATGGTCCGAGCGGTGGCAAGCGCCGTTGCGGTCGAAGCGTTGCCAGTCACGGCCCCGGTGACATTCCCTGTCACGTTTCCCGTGACATTCCCCGTCAGCGGGCCAGAGAACGCTGTAGCGGTCAGCGTGCCGACGATGGACGAAGCCCCCGAAGCGAAGTCCGCGACCTTCACACCGCCGACCGCAATGCCGACGTTGTTGGCCGCGATGCGATAGATGCCGGTATCGGTGTCCGAGGCGAACGAAAGCCCCGGAAGGCTCTCCGTCCCCGCATAGGACAGAAGCGCCCCGGTCATCGTTCCGCCGGCCAGAGGCAGGTAGTCCGCCCCGAAATACGCCTTGGCAATCGCGCCCGTGACCGTCTTGAGCGGACCCGATGAGCGCCACGTCGCAATCAGATCCGTGCCGAGGAGATCGGCGGACGTTCCAAGCTGGGAATAGTCGACTGTCGTCACGGCAGTTCCCTCACGGTCAGGCCCTCGCCCTCATACGGCATGTCCACCGGCCCATCTGTGCGAAACCCGGTCTCTACCACCTCGCACGCGGCATTGCAGAACAGCCGACCGTGGTCGACGTGGCCGACAAACGCGACATTGCTAGCCATTGCTTACCGCCTGCGGGTTGGGGTCTCGATTGAGGGCGACCAAGCGCAGTTGCTGGTCGTTGTGCTGTAGCTGCTGGTCGCCTTCGTGCAGGCGGGCGTTCATCGCATCCGATTGCGCCTTGATCTGCGCGACCTGAACGGAGGCCTGGGCCTTCAGGGCTTCGGCCTGCGCCTTGATCTGTTCGGCTTGCATGTCGGTCTGAGCGACGGCGTGAGCTTGCGGGTCTCCGGCCTGTCCCGGCTTTCCCGGAACCTGCGGCGGGTTCTTTTGCAGTTGCTCAAACACGGTTTCAATCACGTCCTCCATCTCGCGACCGACCCTGAACCCACGGGCCAGGAACTTGACGCTCTCGCCCACAAGCGGAGCCATCTGCGGGGCGGACTGGAGGAACGGCAGGGATGAACCCAGAAGCTGACCGATGGCCGTGACGAACTCGACGCGGGCCTGCTTCTCCTCCGTCTCGTTCGGCTCAATCGTGCTGTCGGTCTCCACGTCGATGCGGAACTGGCGAAGCGCCTGGTCCTTCAGGAGCGCGTTCACCTCCGACCACGTTGGCCGGGTCATCATCTCCTGCATCTCCTGGGCGTTCGCACCCGGAGGCATCGGCAAGCCCGACTGCATGGCCTGCTGAACGATCATCTTCTGTTCGGGCGCGTCGAACATCTTCAGGTCCGTCATCGCCTTGAGCGTCGAGACCCCGAACTGCCCGGCGATGATTTCACCCTGAAGCCGCAGCACGTCACGCGCGAACCGGGCCAGTTCCTTCTGCTTGTCCCGAACCCGAAGGCTGCCCCAATTGCCCTTCATCGCCTGAGCCGTCGCGGTCTCACGCGGGTCGGACATGCCCCGGATGATGTCGCTCATCCCTGTGACCTGGTAGATGTCCTCAAGGATCTGCTTGCGGGCGTTGAAGCACTCCATCAGCGTCGCCGCGACCAGTTCAATCGGCATCCATTCGATCAGCCCCTTGAACCCGCCCTTATCCGACCACTGCGCCATAGACGCGATGGGGACGATGGTCCCCGAGGGCTGGCTGAACAGGTTTTGAAGGATCGCCTGTTCCTCGCCGGCATAGACCCCGATCATCTTGAGGCTATCAATCAGGACGCCGATCCGCGCGGTCAGCTTGTCGAGTTCGTTGGCCTGGTCCTCGTAGTAAACGAAGTCAGGGACGGGGATGTAGCTATCCGGGGCCAGCGTTCCAGTCAGAGGCCGGGGACACGGGAAGAAGCCCTTGAGCCCGAGCCAGTCGTCCCGTGTGTCCAGACAGCCCTTGGGATAGGACCGATTGACCCAATAAACCTTGCGGTCATCCTTCGACCAGATTTCATAGACGGCGGCGCGCTTGACCTTCTCCGCCTTCTCACTGTCGTTGGACGTGTCGTAGAGCGGCGTCCAGTCTAGCGGGACTTCCTTGCCGATCTTCTTCCCGAAGCGTTCGATCAGGTCCGCGCGGGACATGAACACCCTGCGCCAGACATAGGACACCTCATCCCATGACCGGCAGGGCTCCATACCCCAGTCGTCATACGCCACATGGTCGCAGACCACCTCGGCATACGGGACCTCGCCTTCGATCTCCGCCGTCGTGGTGACGGACGGGCCGTCGTCCTCAATCTCGGCGGTTACATCTTCGCGGGTTTCATCCTCGGCAGCGTGGGGAACGTAGCGAACCCACACGATGCCACGGGCCAGAAGGAGGAAGTCATCCCGCGCGAGCCTGATATGGTCGTCGAACTCGTATTGATCCATCGAGTAGGTGAGGGACCGCTCAAGGACTTCGGCGGCGTGTCTGCCCGTAGGATCACTGTCCTTGTAGCGGCGTGAGACGACGGGTTGAGGGGTTCGCGCATAGACGGCGGGTCCTAGCGTCTGGATGTTGCTCCACAGGATAGCAAACCGCCGGGCGTCGGTCGTCAGCGGTGCGCCCATCGCGGTCATCGTGCGTTCGTGGCGATACCGGCGGACGATGCGCTTGCAACGGTCCAGGTAGTTCCGCTGCCACTTGTCGCACTCATCCAGCGCGGTCATCCACCGCCGGGCTTCCTTGCCCTCGCCCGTGTCGATGTCCGGTCCGATGTCGTCCAACGCGGGCGCTCCTGTTCGGGCGATAGTCTATCAACCCGATGGAATTGGCAAGATGGGGCTAGATGAACTCCTCGCGCGGCCTCTGCATCCCCATAAGCTGGTCAAACGTCGCGTCCATGATGCCCTTGGGCTTGACCGGCTTGGGCTTCGGATCGGGCGTCATGTCGCGATAGGCCTGGGCCATGTAGCGGAAGGCGTCAGCCGCGTGCGATGTCCAGTCGTGCAGCGGGTTATCCTTGAACGTCTTTTTCTTCTCGTCGAACTCCGTCCGATACTGACGCAGGGCCTCCAGACCATCGCTGCATCCTGCGTCGAACCACATCTTCGGGAACAGGACCCGAGCCGCGTTGATGCCGTCCATGACCTTGTGATCGGTCAGGACCTTCGGGGTTATGCCAAGGTCCATCAGCGTCTCAACCCGCGTGCGGTGCATCCCCAGGACCGTCGCTCTCACGTCCGTCGGGAAGTTGTGCGTCCCGTAGCGGTAGCCCTTGGAGGCCAGCACGGCGGCGTAGTGCGGCAGTTGTTGGCCGTGGCTTTCGTAGTAGTCGATGATGCGGATTTGATCGGCGGCGACCTGCCAGAACCATATCGACGTGCTGTCTGAGAAACCGAGGTCCCATGCGGTGTGTACCGGCAGGGCCTTGTCGTACGGGACTGAGGTTATGCGCCCCACGGCCTGCGCCTGTTCCATCTCCTTGCCGTAGTAGGTCCCCAGGATGGCCGCATCGAAGCTGCACAGATACTCCTGACTGTATTGCTCCGGCGTCATGGTCAGCCGGGCGTCGGCCAGCTCCTCGGCGTCGAGAAGCCCGCTCTCATCCGCCTTGAGGGTCATAGCGAACCAGTCAGGGTTAGCCTCTGCGAACGTGTGCATCCGCCAGAAGTCGTTGCGGCCCTTCGGCGTGCCGATGAACGTGGCCCAGCCCTTGCGGTCGGAGAGGGTCGGACGGATCACCTCGGGCCAGGCGCGCGGGTCCATGTCGGCATATTCGTCCAGGATGATGCCGTCGAGGTAGATGCCCCGGAGCCGGTCGAAGTTGTCCGCGCCGTAAAGCCGGATGCGAGCCCCGTTGAACAGGTCAACCCGTAGCTCGCTCTCGTTGATCGAGGTGCGCGGGATGTCCTGAACCATGCGCTTCAGATAGACCCACGCCACGTCCTTGGCCTGCGTGTAGAACGGGGCGACGTAGGCGAAGCGGGGTTGTTCCTTCGTGGATCTGAGCGCGGCGTCAACGATGTCAGCGACGCAGGCAACGGTCTTGCCGGCCCGGCGGTGGCAGACCAGCGAGGCCCACCGCTCTGTCCGCATGTGGAACGGGACAAACGCCGCGCGGGGCTCGTATCCGGTGCTAACCGTCTGCACGGGGGACGCCCGTTGAGACGGTCATGTTCAGGTTCAGATTGGTGGCGTCTGCCTTCGGGTTCATCCGTCCCGCCACCCACTTGATCGCATCAATCGCCACCCTGACGCCGTTTGGCTCCATCCGGCCGGCCGCAGCAGCGAGGCCCAGGGTCAGTGCCTGTTCTGCGAGAGCGTCTGACCGATGTTCCCGCGCACGCGCGTAATGTTCCCTTAGCTCCGGGTCTGCGTCTATTGCCGTGTGTGTGTGGCTCACGTTGAGTCCTGCCTTTTCGCAGGCTTTGCGGAGCGACATTCCATCGGCAACGTCGGCGATGACGCTGGGCAGGTCTGTGGACTTAGGTCGCCTCTTTCCCTTGCCTATCACGGCAGACCTCCTCGAATGTCTGGCCGGTGGATTCTAGGGTGGCGTGTTTGCCTGTGAACTCCTGCCAGCGTCGCACGGCGACATCGACGTAAGCGGGATCAATCTCCACTGCGCGGCATGAGCGGCCCGTCTTTTCACATGCGATAATCGTGGTTCCTGACCCGCTGAACGGCTCGTAAATGCTTTGGCCCGCTTGGGTTAAAGCCTCTGCCAAGGCAGCGTAAAGCCCGACCGGCTTCGGGCATGTATGAAGCGCACGAAGGCTAACGCCTCCAACCTGCTCGCGGTCCGTCATCACCTCTATGACATCGTTCCTCAGCTTCCGCGCCGGTGTGTGCCCCACGACCAGAATTGGCTCCCAGGTCGAGGCCCCGCCTAAGCCGTTGCCCGCAGCAGCGAACTTCTTGAACCAGACAAGGACGCGGGAGCGCCCCAGCCGCGTGATATCCCGCGCCAAATTATTGAGGCCAGGCGTCCACACCTTAGCAGCAGGACCAAGCGCAAAAGCACTCGCGACTAGCGAGGCATTGACAGCGTTGTCCCTGTCGTCGTGGCTCTCGTATTCATAGCCAATCCCATACGGCGGGTCACTCAGCAGCATGTCGGCATCGGCGGCGCCGATCTTCTTGGAAGTGATCGCGTCCGTGCTGTCGCCACAAATGATCCGATGACGGTCAAGCAGCCACATTTCGCCGGGCTCCGTCACGGGCGCTTCTAGTGCTGGGACAGCGTCTGGATCTGTGAGTCCGGCCACGGGCGGGTCCGCCAATAGCGCAGCAAGTTCGTCCTCGTTGAACCCGAGAAGCGCAAGGTCAAACTCATCCTCCCCTAACGCTTCGATCTCAGCGCGGAGGGCTTCGTCGTCCCATCCCGCGTTCAGCGCCAGCTTGTTATCTGCGATGACGTAGGCCCGCTTCTGGGCCTCTGTGAGGTAGTCCAGAACCAGCACGGGCACATCGGCCAGGCCGAGCTTGCGAGCGGCCATAACGCGCCCGTGGCCGGCGATGATGCCGTCTTGCCCGTCGATCAGGACGGGGTTGGTGAAGCCGAACTCACGGATGCTGGCGGCGATCTGGGCGACCTGTTCATCGCTGTGCGTGCGAGCGTTGCGGGCGTAGGGGACAAGGTCCGAG